CAAGATGGAACAGGTTCAAGAACTATAACATGGAATGCTGTATATGAGTTCCCATCTGACACGGCCCCAACTTTAACAACAACAGCAAACTTAGGTGACATATTTTCATTTAGATACAATGGAGCTAAATGGTTATTAATAGGTCAAACTTTGGCATTAACTTTATCATAGGAATATTATGTACGCATTAGTAGAATCAGGAACAATTACAAAATACTTTAACTACCCTAAAGGATTTACTCTAGGAGACTTACAGTACCCAGCAGATATATTTACTAAATGGTCAGTAGAAGAAAAAGAAGCTATTGGTATTCATGAAGTAGTATTCGATAACTCAAATTTTAAAGATGGAAAATGGTATATTAACACTAATCAATCTTTTGCTTTTGTTGATGGAACGGTTACAGCTTCATATGGAACTGCTACACCTAAAGCACACGCAGATGTAACAGAAACAATCGATGGAGTTGAAAATATAACACCTGGTTTAAAAACAAATTTAATTAAAGATTTAAAATCAAAGGTAGCTTCAATACTAGCTAAAACGGATTGGTATGTTATAAGAAACACAGAAAAATCTACTGCCATACCAAGTGCTATATCTACTCATAGAGATTTAGTTAGAACTAAACAAGCTCAAATGGAAACTGCAATTACAAATGCAAGCGATACTGCAGCACTTGAGACTTTACATACATACACTACAACAGACGGTGTTCAATCAAGACCTTTAGGCGAATTACCAGTACTGGAGTCGTAATCCATGTCTATAATTATTCCAGCAAACTCAGCAGCGGGTGGTCTTGGTTATCAAGTAGCTAACTCATTAAGATTTAATAGACCAAGTAGTGATTCTTTAAATAGAACACAAAGTGGAGGTAGTGCAACAACAAAAATAACTTTTTCAACTTGGATAAAAAGAACTAATCTAGGTATTGAAACTTGGATGTTTGATGCTCCCAATTCCAGTAACCAATCAGATGGTCTAAGATTTCTAACAAATGACACAATTATGTTTTTGTTAAGCGATACTTATACTCTAACTACTAATAGAGTATTTAGAGATACATCTGCTTGGTATCATTTAGTTGTAGCAATGGACACTACTCAAAACACAGATTCTAATAGAGTTAAATTATATGTAAATGGTGTGCAAGAAACATCATTTTCAGCAACATCATATCCTTCTCAAAACGCTACAGCACAGGGACTTTTTGTATCAGGAAGACCTCTGTATGTAGGACGTCAAAGTGGAGGTAATTATTTGGACGGTTATCTTGCAGAAACAGTTTTTATAGATAATCAAGCATTAGCACCAACATCATTTGGAGAATTTGATTCTGACAGTGGAGTGTGGAAACCAATAGATGTATCTGATTTAACCTTTGGCACTAATGGAGCTTATTTAGACTTTGAAGATAGTTCAGCTTTAGGAAATGATGCTGCTGGTTCTAATAACTTTTCAGTTAATAACTTAGCGGCTATTGACCAGACTACTGATACTTGCACAAATAATTTTTGTTTATTAAATCCTATAGATAATGGATACGGCGCAATAGATTTTACTGAAGGTAACACACAGGCACAGGGATCTTCTTCTGGTTGGCAACCCGCAAGAGCTACAATGGGTGTTAGTTCTGGAAAATGGTATTGGGAAGTAAACATGTCGGGTTCAAATCAAATAGGTGTTTCTAATGAGACAATAGATATGGATAATGATAATGCACAAGATTTAGTGGGAGTAACTGTATTTTATAATGCAAGTGGCGGAATAATAAGAACAAATGGTTCTCAAGTTGGTGGTACTACTGCTACTTTTGTTCTTAGTGATGTTGCAGGATATGCTCTAGATATGGATAATAAAAAACTTTCTATTTATAAAAATGGTTCTATCATAGTTACAAACACCGCTTTAAGTACATCAATTACAGATTTTGCTTTACCTTTCTTTAGTGTAAATGGTGGTGGTGAATGGAAAGTAAATTTTGGTAACCCTAGTGTTGCATTAGATAACGCAGGTGTTGCTGATGGTAATGGATATGGTGCATTTGAATACACACCACCTAGTGGATACCTTGCATTATGCACAGCTAACTTATCGGAGGAATTAAGCTAATGGCAATTATAGATAAACCATCAAATAAGTTTAGTGCTCAATTTTGGACAGGTACAGGTAATGCTCAAAATATTACAGGAGTTGATTTTCAACCAGATTTAGTTATTACAAAAGCACAATATGCAACATCACAAGGTTACTTTTTTGATGCTATTAGAGGTGCTACAAAATTTCTTGCTGCTCAAACTAGTGATGCAGAAGGAACTTCTGCACAATCACTAAAATCATTTAATAGTGATGGTTTTACTATTGGTACTGCAAATGAAGTAAGTTATAATGGTGAAACTTGGGCAGCTTGGAGTTGGAAAGCAAATGGACAAGGTTCTTCTAATACAGCAGGAACAATAAATACTACATATACATCAGTTGATACTGACTCCGGGTGTTCGATAATTAAATATACTGGTAATGGTACAGCAGATGCAACTATTGGTCATGGTTTGGGTGTAGTCCCTGCAACGATATTTTTTAAAAATTTAGCTAGTAATAACTGGATTGTTTACCATAGATCGTTAGGGACCGGTCATTATCTTACTTTAAATACAACTGGTGCTTCTGATAGTGCTAGTGGTGCATGGTGTACTCCATCTGCAACATTAATTCAATTCAATCAAGTTTTTGGCGCAACTAATACTAGTAATGCAAATTATATGGCTTATTGTTTTGCGGAAAAACAAAGCTACTCAAAAATTGGATCCTACACAGGCAATGATAATGCTGATGGAACCTTTGTGTATTTGGGCTTTAAACCTGCTTTTGTTATGATAAAAAGAACAAATAGTGCAAATGATTGGATAGTGTTGGATAATAAAAGAAATCCATCTAATGTTTTAAATACGCAATCTCATTTAAACACTACTGCTTCAGCAACAGTTACTACTAGTTTAGATTTTTTAAGTAATGGTATGAAAATGAGAGCAACTTATGGTGGGATAAATGGTGATAATGATAATTTTATTTACATGGCATTTGCCGAAAACCCATTTGTAACATCAACGGGTAATGGTTCTATACCTGCTTGTGCTAGATAACAAAATCTTGATATAGCATTAAATTTGATATAAACCATAATAAACAGGTTTTTATATGCTACAAAAATTAGGATTTTTACCAGGATTCAATAAACAAGTTACAGATACCGGGGCCGAAAGCCAATGGGTTGAAGGAGAGAACGTACGTTTTAGGTATGGTACACCGGAGAAGATAGGTGGTTGGAATCAATTAGGTGAGTCAAAACTTACTGGTGCTGCTAGAGGTTTACATCATTTAGTTAGCACTGCTTCTGTAAAATATGCAGCTATTGGTACTAATAAAATTTTATACATTTATTCAGGTGGTGTATTTTATGACATTCATCCTTTAGTTAATCCAACAGGCACAGCACTTACAAGTGCATTTAGCACGACTCAAGGTCAACCAATTGTTACCATAACTTTTCCCGCACCCCATACTTTTCAAGCTCAAGACATTATTTTATTTAGTGATTTTAGTGCTATTACAAATTCTAATTTTGGTGCAGCGGATTTTAATGATAAAAAATTTATGGTAACTAGTGTGCCTTCACCCGCTACTATTACAATTACAATGCCTAGTAATGAAACTGGTTCGGGTGCAACAACATCTGGTGGCATTAAATACTATCAATACTATCACGTAGGACCTGCAGAACAACTAGGAGCTTTTGGTTGGGGTATATCTTTATGGGGTGGTAATGTTTTAGGAGCACTAACTACTACTTTAAATGGTGCTTTAGGAGACAACACAAACGGGAACAATGGTTCGGCTACAGAAATTACTTTAGGTAGTACAACAGGTTTTCCAAGTACAGGTACAAACTTTATTCAAGTAGGAACAGAGGAAATATCTTACACAGGAATTACAGCTAGTAAACTTACAGGTATAACAAGAGCGGCTAGGGCAACTACGAGAGCAGCCCACAACACTGGTGTTACTGTAACAAACACGTCTTCTTTTACAGGTTGGGGTTCACCAGCAGCTAACACCGATTCAGTAATTGATCCTGGTCTATGGTCCTTGGACAATTTAGGAAGTACCTTAATTGCGTTAATCCATAATGGTGAATGTTTTAAATGGGATGCAGACGCAACAAATGCTACAGGTAATAGAGCAGTAATTATTCCTAATGCACCAACAGCATCTCGTGACATGTTAGTATCGACTCCCGATCGTCACTTAGTATTTTTTGGAACAGAAAAAACGATTGGTGATAAAACTACACAAGATGATATGTTTATAAGATTTTCATCTCAAGAAAATATAGAAGACTATCAACCTACAGCAACCAACAGTGCTGGTACACAAAGACTGGCCTCTGGATCACGGATCATGGGTGCTAAACTTGGTAGAAATGCAATTTACATTTGGAGTGATACTTCTTTGTTTACTATGAAATTTGTTGGAACTCCATTTACTTTTGCTTATGAACAAGTTGGAACTAACTGTGGGTTAATAGGTATGAATGCAGCCGTTGAAGTTGATGGTGCAGCGTACTGGATGTCTGATAATGGTTTCTTTAGATTTGCTGGTAAACTAGAATCTATGGATTGTTTGGTTGAAGATTATGTTTATGATGATCTTAACACAACTTCTAATCAATTAGTATATTGTGGTATTAATAACTTGTTTGGAGAAATCACTTGGTTCTATCCAACATCTACATCTAATGTAGTTAATAGAGCAGTAACATATAGTTATTTAGACTCAACAGCAAAACGTCCTATATGGTTTACGAATGCAAATAGTTTGTTTCCAAGAAGTACATGGCAAGATTCTGCTGTGTTTGGTTTACCTCATGCAACTAAATACAATGCAGGAGATGATGACTCATTTGATGTTGAAGGTAATACGGAAGGTGTAACAATATATTTTGAACACGAGACAGGAGTTAATCAACAAGAAGCAGGGACCACGGCTGTGGCTATTCCAGCTAATATTACTTCTGGTGATTATGATATAACTCAAAAAATAATTAAAGGTGCTGCTAGTAACATGGCTGACCTTAGAG